ACCATAACTCGCAATGATGATCGCATTTGATTGTTCCTCGGTAATTTCTCTAACCAATTCTCTTTCACTAGTGTCTACACCACCATGAATAAAAAATACTTTACGGTCACCTTTCTTATTACTATTTATTAAATCATAAAGCACCTGTCCATGTGCTTCGACTCTTGAAAATAATACTAAACTATTTCCTTTGAGATCAAGAGATAGATTTTTAATAAAGTTATTTCTTTGCTCATGAGTAATCAGATATTCTATTTCATCTTGATATGTTTCAAATTTTTTCTCTGGATGTTTAAGAACAATACACTGAATATCTAATTGAGAAAGGTGACCTTGTCTCATTAGTTCATCTGTTTTTGTTACCTTGTATGAAGGTCCAAACAATCCCTCTAATACCCACTTATGCGTCTGTGTGCCGTCTAATGTTCCAGTAAATCCAAATCTATACTTCGCATGATGTAATTTTGTCATTATAGATATTAAAGACTTCGACTTGAATAGATGAGCTTCATCTCCTATAACTACATTATAATCCTCAAAAAAGGATCGTTCTAATTTATATACAGATTGCCAAGTAGTAATAGTAACAGGATATTCATTACTTTTTTCTTTACCCGCATATATTAAGTGACAATATGACTCAGCATCCCAACCATAATCTAAAAAGTCCTTATACATCTGTTCTACGAGAGATGTCGTTGGAACAACTAAAAGTATTTTTTGCCCTTTCTCAACGTAATATCTTACAAGAGAATAAATCATCAACGATTTGCCTGAAGCAGTGGGTGATATCAATAGCTTTCTATTATGTTTTAAGGCATCGTATACTCCCTCTACTTGATATTTTCTTGGTTGATGACTGCAAATAGATCCCATATAATCTTTTACACCCTGATATGATATTCCTTCATTAACCTCAAAGGGAGTTCCGTAATATTGATTATCTTCAAATTTATATGTGTAGTCGTGTCTATCGCAAAACGCAATAATCTTATCTAACAATCCTACATATATCTTCTTTGACCTCAAATCAAATAGGTGGATCTCTCCATTCCAATTCCTATTACGATATTGCGGCATGAACTTTGCACCCTCTACCTCAAAGGTAAAGTAGTCTCTCAACTCATACTCTATATGAGGTTCAGAATTAATTTTTAAAAATACTTCGTTGGCCTTTGATATTACAACATTGGCCGTTGTGTCAATCACTTAACCCATGCATCTATGGGTATTTATTAAGTATTGTCAAGTAGTGGATTGTATAAACGATTTTGTGAAATTTTATAATATTCTTCATCTAACTCAATACCAATAAATTTTCTATTTAAATTCTTACATGCCAGTCCAGTTGTTCCTGATCCCATAGTAAAATCTAACACAACATCATCCTCATTACTATGAGTCTTAACTAAATTTTCTAATAAGGCTAATGGTTTTTGAGTAGGATGTAAATTTGATGTTAGAATATCTCTTTTATAGTTTAATACTTGTAAAGGATATCTAGTTCCATCATCTTTATATTCTTTAGGTTTTCTAGACTTACTATCAATTAAATTTCCTAACTTACCATCTTTAATTTTATTAGATCTTAATTTACCCGTATGTTGAGTTTTTTGGGGATTATAGGTTGCTTGTTTATCATAAAAAACAGAAATTGTTTCTATTACTTTACCAGGTCTTTTTTTCAATTGCATAATATTTGTAGCTCTTTCTTTCTGCCAATACCAATCATATTTGTAATCCTTTATATTACTAATTCTCAAATAACTACTAAAAGGTTCTTGACCAAATAATAATATAGGACAATGTGATTTAGATATTCTTTTTAATTCAATCCACATTTCTTCTAATGGAATAACAATATCCCATTTACAAGAGGTGGTTCCATATGGAGGATCAGTAATGACAGAATCTATACTGTCATCAGGTAAAGATCTCATTACCTCTAAACAATCTCCTTGATATAGTTTAATTCTACTCATTTAATAAATCCCATAACTTATTATAATCCATTTTAGTATACAAATATTTATTAATATGATATTGGACATTAGAATTCTTTAAATGAAATTGTCCTTCACCTGTATTTCCTCTATGTTGTTTATTAGAATATTGAATATTAAGATCTTTAGTAATAGATTCACTTGGTATTTCAAAAATATAGATGGCATCCTTAAGAAATATACCATACCAAAGTATATCAAAACAACCAGGTTTTACTTGTTGAATATTACAATCCCATTTCTCTTCTAATTTATTTTTATCTTCTATCAATCTTACCGAATTATCTTGCATCAATACTTCACAAATATTTTTTTCTGTTATTGGACTAGCTCTTGTAAATGCTCTTGAAACTTTAATCTCCCCTTTTTTATTCTTTAATTTCTTATCATAAGAAAGATCATCAGACTTCTCTAAACCTTTGATGATTTTAGTCATCAAGATCTCACCAACATCACCAAACTTTCTGGTGTTTAAGTTGCAAATGGAGTTTACTAAGTTGTTCATCCTAATCCAGAATTAAATCGCATGAACTCAATTGCATTCTTAATTTGAAACGTTCTGTTCTGTATCACCTTAAGAATGCTTTCAAGGTATACTAACATTGTATCATAATAATCGATCTTTAGGGAACTAGTGGACAGTTTCTCATCTGCATCCAAGTATTTCTGCATAGTGTCTTTATCCCTTATCTTTTTTCCAAAAGGATCTTTCTGATATACCTCTGGGTCTGCTTTCCCACTAAAGTATTCATACCGTTCATGACGGATATTCTTTCTTTGTTGCTCTGCCTTCTTTCTTAATAAAAAAATTGTATTATATAATTCAAAATACTTTGCATGTAGAGAGGGGATATTTAATGACTCTTCATGTAGATTATCTCTGTCTATTGCTGCATCTTTTTCCCACATCTCTTGAATAGTTTCAAGAGTTACACTCATAGTTTATTGCCAGATAAATCAGTGATATTAAATAAAGTATACTTGAAAGATACGTCTGCTGTCAAGTAGGATATATCTTCAGAGGTTGCATCAAATTGTAAAGTAGATAATGTAATAGGAAACATATCCATAAACTTCACTTTAAAATTTGGATTTTGTGAACTGGTTAAAATCTCTAATGTTGCATCTGAATAAAAATTTTCTTGTGTTTTATCTGGTTGTGCTATATCAAAATCTTTCTTTTGCCAATCATAAATTTCTTTTAAACTTTCTGGAAAACCTAAAGCTCTTATCCAATTAAAAATTTCCATATAATTATCAAGATTTTCATCAACTAAAAATCTTAAACTAAAATCCTCAAATTGAAGTTTATCTCCTGGTAAAGGAATATCTCTTAGATAAGATGGTTGTTCAGCAACACCAAGAGTCATCTGAGGTATGTTAACCTGATTACCAAAGAAAGATACCTTAGGTGCTTTACTCAAAATAAATTTAAAACCAGTAGGAGATAGAAAATTTCTATTCTTTATCTGATTATCGTATATACTAGCCATTCCAACTTTTTTAAGTATTTAGACAAAAAAAGAGACCCCCGAAGGAGTCTCTTGAGAAATATAAGCATCTCGCTTACATAAGGTTCTTAACAGCAACACGTCTGTAATAACGGTTAGCGTTAATATGGAGGTTACCCATACCTTGACCTTTACCATCGGCAAATGGGTTCGCAACGATTCCGTAACGAGTCTTAAATCCGATTTTTGGCTGGAAGCTGTTCTCTCCAACTGCACGAACCATCTGTAGTGGAACGTATGGGCAGTAGAATATTCCAGCGTCATAAGGTGAAGTACCTTTATAACCAACAACGTAGTACTGGTTACCTGGAGTTGTGTTACCTAACTGAGAAGCACCACCAATGTTAGCAGCATAAGGGTCAATATAGACTCTATACTTACCTTGAAGAACACCAGCGAATGTGTTTCCAGTCTCGTCAACGTTAAGGTTAGCATTAAGTGCTGGAGTGTAATCAAGTACACCTGCCATTGTTAATGCAGAAGCAACGTCTGCAGAGCAAAGGATGATGTTACCCTTTCCACGACGAGTTCTTTGAGCGATTGCGTTAGCATCTCTCTCGATCTGGAATAGAAGTCCTTTGAACTTCTCAACAGACCAACGACCATTTGAGTCAACATCTAGGTCGAATACACCAGCAGTAGCGGTGTTTTGTACAGCACCTTGTTCAGCAACCTTGTAGATAGTTCTGATAACTTCTCTGTTAATTTCAGCAAGTATCTCAGTACTAAGGATGTTAGCAAGTTCTGCTTCTGCATTAAGACCGTGGATTGCCTTAAGGTCTTGAGCAAGCTCTAGTGAGTACTCAGCCTTTAACGCACGAGACTTAGCAGTAACAGTGACCTTCTCGATTGAGAATGCCATCTGGTTGAACGCCTTGTCACCAGTGCCATGAAGATTCTCAGAATCTCCAGTCTTCATACCCTGACCAACGTTGTATGGTGAAGGATCTGAAGTAGCAGTACCAACTGGGTTAAGTACAGATGGGTTGTTACCAGACTGTGCAGTTGTACCTAAACCAACACCACCATCAGTGGCAGAATCAAGGTCATAACCTGCATCCTGTCCTGAGAATGCTGAATCTGGTTCGTTGTAGAATGCTTCTGTGCTTTCCTGACCACCTGATCCACCAGACATCTTGTTGTACTTGGATCTCATCGCAAAGATAAGTCCAGTAGGACCACTCATTGGTTGAACACCAGCAAGGTCATATGCGACCAAGTTTGGCATTGAACGACGAATGAGGCTGATTAGAACGGGGTCGAAACCAGCTTGTGGACCTGCAGCATCTGCACCACTACCAAAACCACCTTGATTACCTGCGGTGTTTGCGTGGTTAGTAGGAACTGCTTCGTTGAGCATACCGCTTTCACCGAAAGCAGTAGACTCTCTTAAAAATTTTTCTTGGTTTTCTAGCAGGACGGCCGTTACGGCTCTACGATGGGGATCCTTAATTTCTTCGCAACCTTCATGGTTAAGAAGAGGGGCCCACTTTTCCTGCAACTGTTCTGATTGGAACATTTGCTTGTTACCTATAAGTGTTTAGTTTGATTTAATATTTAATTCAGTTTATTGCTTGAATGATGAAAGCGTCTTAAGGTAAGATGCCATTGATCCAGAATGAATTTCTGGTGCTGCAGCTTCGCCTTCTGTTAGGGTTTCAGTCTTTCTAGCAGCTGAAGTATTTGAAGTGAAATAAGATTCCTTCAACGTCTCCAATTTGTCACGATAAGTTTCCTCACTTTCAAACTCTACACTTTCAGCAAGTGAAGCGAGCTTTTCTTTCTGAGTAGCAGCAAGGCCACCAGAAACAGATTCAAGGATACTGTCAGCAACAGACTCAGCGAGTCTCTTGTTAAGTCCAATATTCTTCTCTATTTGCTCATTGAGTTTGGATTCCATATCATCTAGTTTTTCTACCATGCTTTCTAGCACATCATATTTATCGTCAGGGATTGATACATAATTATCTTCAAAAAGACTTCTCATTCCAGAAAGGAATGATTCAGTCAATTCTGTTTTGAGTCCATGTTCAATGGCGAGGGCATTTTCTTCCATCCACTCGTCAGAGACATACTCAAGATAAGAGTCTACACGTTCTTGAAGTGCTTCTTTTTCTTCAGCAACTTCTTCAGCAAGTCTTGCCTCGTGCTCCTCTTCGATAGTAGCACGGATTTCTGCTACTTTTGAGTTAATAGCAGCTTCAAAGATTGTCTTTGCTTTTGCCTTAAACTCTTCGGTGAGTTCCTCACCACCTAGAAGTGCATTGACATCATCTTCCATGTCATACTCTTCTATTGCTGTTTCTTCTTCAGCAACTACTTCATCAGTAGAAACTTCATCTTCAGCAACTACATCACCTTGGATCTCTTCTTCCTCTTTAAATTTCTTTGCAGTAGGCATTGCTTGATCTCCAGGTGCTGCGTTTTTGTTAACTACATCCTTAACCTGCTTAAGTGTTCCACCAGCAGTTTTAAGTTTCGCAGAATCGTTAGTGGGACTGTAGTTTTCAGGAGTTGGTCCTCCCAAATCCTCAAAAGGTGGTGTATTGCCAGGTGTCTTTACACCCGATGCATTACTACCTTCTTTTGGAAGTGCCATATCCCCAGCTGCTGCGTTTGCGTTAACAGCAGTCTTGGATTGGGTTACGTCTTCTTCCATTCTTTGTAATTTTGTGCCACGAGACATTTGTAAACTCTCCGATTCCTGTAATTAAACCTATATTTATTTAGAAGTTTTATATATTTGATAAGAAATTATTAAATAGATCGAGCTTTTTCTCGTCTAATGCTTTCTG